TAATTGGTGCATCTTTACTTATTTCATATTCATTTACATCTTCATTTACATCTTCATTTACATCTTCATTTACATCTTCATTAGGATTAAATAAATTTGCAGTCATATTTTTTGGTATAAGAACGTGGTCGGGTGTATCATTTTGTTGAATATTTATTTGTGGTTCTATATTTTTACTGCTGTTTTTTTGAGATTTGTGTCTGTTAAAACTATTAAAAGGTATATTACGTTTTTTTGTTTGTTTATAAGTATTTCTGTAATCTTGATGATAATTATTATATTTTTCGTAATTATTCATATCTTCTTCTGTAACAGGTAAGTTTTGTTTTATTCTATTTCTTATTTCCTTATGTTTTGCGCTGCTGTGTCCGGTTTTATTATTATTTTTTTTTCTGGTGCTGGGTGTGTTTTTATTATTTTTTTTTCTGGTGCTGGGTGTGTTTTTATTATTTTTTTTTGATTTATAGTAATCATGGTTATATTGTTTATGTATTTCGTAATTAATCATATCTTGTTCTGAAACAGGTAATTTTCGTATTATTCTATTTCTTATTTCCTTATGTTTTGCGGTGCTGTGTCCGGTTTTGTTTTTATTACTTACATTACCTATATTATTTAAATTAAGTAATGACAATGCGGCTTCTTTTTCATTCTTTTTACTTTGTCTTTCTTCTGCTATTGCTGTTTCTTCTGTATAATTTTTGTTATATTCATTAGTTAAATAATTAAACAAGTCTTTGTCTTCTTTATCGTTCTGTTTTTGTTTTCTATGTTTCATAATTATATTTCTCTGTTTCGTACGTGTTGTTTCTAAATCTTTCCATTCTTTATATATATTCTCAAGTTCGTCTTTAGACAACAAGTTTAAATCAGTTTCTTTTCCTTTTTTACTAAATGCACGTATTAATGAATAATCGGGATAATCTAATCCTTTATTTTTTAATAAATTTAATAAATATTCATTTTTTTTAGATATTTTTGGCATTAATATATTATATAATTTTATTATAATACAAAAGAATTCGTGTATATATTAAAAAACCTATCTAATTGAAAATTATATGGCTCAAAATATAAATATAGAAATACCTACAAATGTTAAAATAGATAAACCAATGTTTCAAAAAATGTTATTTATTACAAATGCTTTAGAAAAAGGTTGGTCAGTTAAAAAAGCAAACGATTCTTATATTTTTACAAAAAAACACGAAAACCGTAGAGAAATATTTCAAGAAAATTATTTAGAAACATTTGTTGCTTCCAATTTTTCAACAGATTTTATATTATCTAAACAAGAAAACTAATAAAAAAAATTGAAAAAGTATATAATAACAAAATGATATTATATACAAATGAGTAAAAAGGAATATGGTCAGTTTTATACAACACGATATAGATATATATTACAAAATTTATCGATTCCTGATGATGTAAAACACATAATAGAACCTTTTTGTGGCGAAGGAGATTTATTACAATTTATAAATTCTGATGAAGGATATACTATAGAATGCTATGATATTGAACCTAAAAAAGATTCTATTATACAAAGAGATACTTTATCTAATCCTCCAGATTACAATAATAAATTTATACTTACAAATCCTCCTTATTTGGCAAGAAATAAATCGGAAACAAAAGAAATATATGATAGATATAATGCAAATGATTTGTATAAATGTTTTATAAAAGAATTATTAACTAATAGATGTAAGGGTGGGATTATAATAATTCCATTAAATTTTTGGTCTTCTATTCGTAATGCAGATATCGAATTACGAAAACAGTTTTTATATGTGTATAATGTAATTTATTTGAATATATTTGAAGAGCAAGTATTTGATGATACTTCATATACCGTTTGTTCTTTTCAATTCGAATTAAACGTTGGTGCAAATAGTAGTATACCCAGTATGATATACCCACATAAAAAGAATATGAATGTATTATTGAATAATGAAAACCAATACACATTTGGCGGAGAGATATATAACTTACCATTAAAAAATGAATATAAAATAACCAGGTTAACCAGTAAAAATGCTTCTAATAAAAATACTAATATATTAGTAAAATGTATTGATGATAATGAAAGTAATCAAATTAATTTATCTGTAGTTCCTGATGATAAGGTATATATAGATGATACTCCAAAATTATCAGCAAGAACGTATGCGTCTCTTATAATAACCCCTGCAATATCATTAGAAAAACAAAAAGTATTAGTAGCAGAGTTTAATACATATTTGACAGAAAAAAGAAAAAACTACAATTCCTTATTTCTAACAAATTATAGAGAAAGTAAAAGTAGTGCCCGAAAGCGAATTTCCTTTGAATTAGTTTACAATATAGTGCAATATATATTAGAGAGATAGATTAGTATGCCATTCTTCTTGAAATTTTTTCATGTCGCCAATGAAAACATATTGTTTAACATGTTGATATTGTGGTTTACTTAATAAATATTCAAATTTGTTTGCAGTATTATAACAAGTATTACCATCAAGAATATTTATAAAATATTTGTTAATACCAAATGTTTCATTATTTTCTATAAGATGGTCTAATTGACATGTTATAAAATGATAAACCTCACGCAAACTTCTGGTTTGTGCTCCTCCTGCATCACAAATAATTTTGAGATTAAAGAAGAGTTCTTTATTATCAAGTTCAATATGTCCATCAAAATCTTCGGTCCATTCAAATCCATCAATCTCTTTCATAGGATATTTTTTATCGATTATTTTTTTTGTTATAATATTGATTCTTTTATCTGATTTATTGCATTTCTTTTGTGTTATTTTTTCGATTAAACCCCTTTGATACAATTCACATTCATTATGTTTTCCTCCCTTATACCATTTTTGATTTTTACGCCAATTTTTGGTTTGTATTTCAGAACCAGGGATTAGAATACGTTTTCTTACCATAAAACTTCTAACCACCTTTTGAATTTTAGTTGCTTGAGCTGTTGCAGTCATGATTGGATAATACTATTTAATAATATGCCATTCATAAATTATGGAATTTTATATATCAATTTTATGCAAAAACGGTAATAATTTGTAAGGCTATTGTATAATGTCTAATCCAAAAAAAGTAGGTGAAGGGTCTTATGGTTGTGTCCATAACCCTCCTTTGAAATGTAGAAATAAACTATACAATCCAGACCCAACCAAAGTTTCAAAAATATTAACAAAAAAGAATGCGAATAATGAATTAAAAGAATTTAAGTTAATTCAAAAAGCAGATAAAAAAGAAGATTTTCATTTAGGAAAACCAACATCTTGCTTTCCTGATTATAATGCAGAAAACCAGACAGCTATTAATCAATGCAGACGTTTTAATAGCTTTGAAATAGAGAAATATAAATTGTTATTATTAAAAAATGGCGGTGCAGATTTATCTCAAATAGAAGATAAATTTAAGAAATTAACGGTGAATACTGTTAATAGACGTAAATTAGAAAATTTTTGGTTGGATATGAGCCGTATCCTGTATGGTTCTAAAGTCTTAATGGATAATGGAGTAGTTCATCATGATTTAAAACAACAAAATATCGTATATAATGAAGACACTGGACGTGTAAATTTTATTGATTTTGGATTAATGATGACTACAAAAGAAATGTTAAAAAAAGCAGAAGGTTCTCGTTATCCATTTGGAGAACATTGGTCTTTTCCACCAGATATATTATTTTATAATTATGTTGACTATAATAAATTAACTTCAAGAACAGGCAAAGATAGATCGAATATTTTGCGTGAAGCGTGGAGAAAATATTTGATTGCTTTCGCAATAATTAGTGATAATTTAATGGATATTAATGAAGAACTCTCTGACGGTCACATAAGAATGGTAACAGCATTTTTAAAAACATATAAGAATTTAATAAATATTGATGAACTTTATAAAATGTTTATAAATAAATCTTTTGAAACATTTGATAATTACTCAATTGGTTTTAGTTTGTTTTCATTGTTAAAAGCAACAAAAAAATTAATTGATGATAAATTATTTAATGATTTAAGATTGTTATTTTTAAGTATGATGACTTTTGATGTATTTGAACGTCCATCACCGAGTCAAGTTGTAGATAAGTATGAATTTATTTTAAAAAGTAATGGATTATTAGATAAATATAATATGAGATTTGAAAATCATTTTTTAGTAGAAGGAACCGAAAAACAAGAACAAGAAAAGAGAATGGAAGAATTACCCAAGAGTGATAAAGAGTTCATAGAAGAATTAATATTAAAATGCCCAGAAGGAAAAGAACGTAATCCAAAAACAAAACGTTGTATTAATAAATGCAAAGAAGGTTATTCAAGAGATGCTGATTTTAAATGTAAACGAAATAAAACTCAAAAGAAAAAACCTACATTAAAAGAAACAATAACTGCTCCAATAGTTGATTTACATAAGACTCCTGAAAGAATAAGTAATAAAACTAAAACACAAAAGAAAAAAGTATGTAAAGAGGGAAAAGAATTAAATCCAAAAACAAACCGCTGTATAAATAAATGTAAAGATGGGTATTCCAGAGATGCTGATTTTAAATGTAAAAAAACAAAGTAAATATTATAGTTTTATAAAAATAATTTCATTTTTGTTTCGTTATATTAGTCAAAATAAAGTGGAAATAGAATTTTTTAATTATAATACATAATAGCTGTCATGAAAAATAATATATTTAGGAATAATTAATATATTATTTATTCGTATTTTTCTCAAATTATTTTCTATATCTATAGTATAACTACAGACTATGGCTGGAGGACTTATGCAACTCGTCGCTTATGGCGCACAAGACGTTTTCCTTACTGGAACCCCTGAAATTACCTTCTGGAAGGTGTCTTACAGACGCCACACTAACTTCGCAATGGAATCCATTGAACAGACCTTCTCTGGTCAAGCCGATTTCGGTCGCCGTGTAACCTGTACCATCAGCAGAAACGGTGATCTTGCCTACCGCACCTATCTTCAGGTCACTCTTCCCCAGATTGACCAGAACTTGTCAACTGGTGATGTCTATGCCCGTTGGTTGGACTACATTGGTGAACACCTTGTTGCCCAGGTTGAGGTTGAGATTGGTGGTCAACGCATTGACCGTCAATACGGTGATTGGATGCACATCTGGAACCAACTTACCCTTTCCAAGGAACAACAAGCTGGTTACTTCAAGATGATTGGTAATACCACTGCTCTTACCTACATCACTGACCCCAACTTTGCTAACGTATCTGGACCTTGCGCTGCCAGCGGAGGACCTGCTCAGGTCTGCGCTCCCCGCAATGCTCTTCCCGAGACCACCCTTTACGTTCCCCTTCAATTCTGGTTTTGCCGCAACCCTGGACTTGCCCTTCCTCTTATTGCCCTTCAATACCACGAGGTCAAGGTCAACATTGACTTCCGTCCCATCGGTGAATGCCTCTGGGCCGTAAAGAGCATGAGTGCCACCACCGGAACTCAATCCGTATCTGCTGCTTACCAACAATCCCTTGTTGCTGCATCTCTTTACGTTGACTACATCTTCCTTGACACCGATGAGCGCCGCAAGATGGCACAGAACCCTCATGAGTATCTCATTGAGCAAGTTCAATTCACTGGTGATGAATCTGTTGGTTCCTCTTCCAACAAGATCAAGCTCAACTTCAACCACCCCTGTAAGGAGCTTATCTGGGTTGTCCAACCTGATGCTAACGTAGACTACTGCGAATCCCTTGAAGGTGGCAAGACTCTTTTCAAGACTCTTGGTGCCCAACCCTTCAACTACACTGATGCCATTGATGCTCTTCCCAACGCTGTCCATGCCTTCGGTGGTGAAGATGCTACCTCTGGTTCTGCTGCTTTCATCGGTGCTGATGGAACTTTCGAGAACGCCATGGCTGATGATGCTAATGGTACCAACTGGTCTAATACTGTCGGTGGTGCTGCAAGCCAAAAAGCTTCCTTGCTCTCTGATGCCGGAACTTTCGTTCTTGCCGAGACTGCCCTTGACATGCACTGCTGGGGTGAGAACCCTGTTGTCACCGCCAAGCTTCAGCTTAACGGCCAAGACCGCTTCTCCGAGCGTGAGGGTTCTTACTTCGACGTAGTCCAACCCTACCAACACCACACCCGTGCCCCCGATGCTGGTGTCAACGTTTACTCATTCGCTCTTCGCCCTGAGGAACACCAACCATCTGGAAGCTGCAACTTCTCCCGTATTGACAACGCTGTCCTCCAGCTTGTTCTTTCATCCAACACTGTCAGTGGTTCCAACACCGCCAAGGTCCGTGTCTATGCCGTCAACTACAACGTTCTTCGTGTAATGTCTGGTATGGCTGGTCCTGCTTACAGTAATTAAGCACCCGGGTGTTTTTAAATAAAAAATAATAAAAACAAATAAATAAATATTTAATATAATTATTTAAATATTTATTCCAACCACTCCTTTGGTTTCACTTTAGTTTTTCCAGTATATTCAATCGCATGATTATTTTTAACCATCCATTCACATATATTTTCAGAATCTGAAAGAGAATCCAAATAGATATCAGCTAATAATCTTCCATATTTTTCACTATCAACATTTTCTAATCGAACAACTTTTCCTAATATTTTTTCGCTTAAAGCATCTCGAGCAATAATAGCAAGTCTTTTTTCATTATCATATTTAGTTCTTAATTCTGGTGTATCAATTCCATTAAGGCGAACCGAAAAGCGATATACAGGGTAATTATCATAAGGTTTTGCAGCAATAGTAATAGAATCACCATCGTAAACTTTAATTACCTTACCAAATTTAACAGCAGGAGTGAAGGGGTCAGTAGAGTCCCAAGTAGCGTCTTCTAATAGTTTTTCAATACTATCCATCTTCTTATTATAACTCCATATATTTCTAAAACAACAAAACATTTTGTATAATAAAAATATTTATAATACAAATATCAATTTTATAAATGAGTGCATGTAGGATTACCAAGAATAAAATGATATAATTCAAATTCCTTACCTAATTGGTTCTTTTTATATATAAAATAATCAGTAACACCAATTAATAAAATAAAAGGTAATGAGTATAACACATATTTTTCACCTTTTAAAATAGTGTCATTCATTTCTTTGTTTAATTTATTACGATTAAACCAATATAATCGTTGAGTGTTTGTGATATAAAGAATGAATAATAAAAAGAAGAATAAGGTATTCCAACGTAAACGAGTTTTAGATGAAAGTAAGAAAATTAAATAAATACCAAAAGCATAAACAATACTATCAAAACAATTACCATTAGACCAATCTACAGGAAAAGCATCTCTTTCTTTTTTATCAAAAGACCAACCGCCTTCTAACATAATAAACATAAATATAAGTCCAATACCAATAAAATGTTTCCCGTAAATATTAGAACTTAAGAAGCGTTGTGTGCTACATGAAAAAATTTGTGTAGTATATCCACCAGCAATAACTAAAAATGCAACAAATATAAAAGATATTTTAGATATATTACTGGTTAATTTATCTCCTTCTAAAGTATCTATAATTTTTTCATCATTTTCATTTTTAATAACTGAAGCCATTTATATAATATAAATATATATTTTACAAAAAATCGTATAAATAGAAAAATAAATAGAAAAGTAATGAGTTTATATTGTTCTTCATCATTACATACACAAAATGAATTATTAATGAATAATTTAACAGATTTTTATAAAAATACAGAATACGTAGAAACTATGATGCGTATAATAAATGGAGAAACAAGAATCTCTTTACGAATAGTAGATTGGTTTGTAACCAATTATGCAAAAAAGAATTATACAATATATGAATTACCAGTAGAAAAAGGAGGAGTAATGACTACTACACGATTTAAGGTATATAATGATTACAAATTGAAATTAAAAGCATATTCAAAAAAACGTTTTGACCCATTTTGTAGATGGGAACGAATAACAATACCATTTAATGATAAACATATGGAAACTACCATAGGTCAATTAAACTTTTTTAAATGGGCGATAGAAAACAACGTAATTGACTACATAGATAATAATTATTTAGCAATAGAGAACGATATGAACAATAGAAATAGCACTTCAAAAAATCGTAGTCCAGCAGAAAATAATTCTAATAATGAAAACGCAAAAACCCGAAAGAGAAGAGAAGAACTATCAGTATCTGCATGTAAATGTATTAAAAAAGAAAAAGTAAAAATTGTTGTAAAATTTGATTTATAATGTTTGATAAAAAAATTTTTATAAAATAATAGAGTTATAAAAATTAGAAATTATGCATTACTTTTAACAGTATAAATGTAATCAGAAATTTGTTGTATCCACTTATTACCAAGGTCATTTTTATCATTAATATCATAACTAACGTCAGTATCTGTATTTATATGGCATACGGGAAAAGTGCAATTATTTAATAACCATTGGTCATGATAATCTTTACATCTTTGTAAATAATCTAATTGAATACCACCTTCTCCATCTCTGGACCTTTTATTAATTCTATTTAAACAAACTTCTGGACTGGAATCAATATAAATAACTGCATCAACATTAATATCGTCCTTACATGCATGATAGAAGTGTTCATAAATTGTGTATTTAATATCTTCAATCATACCATCATCTCTTAACATTTTCGCAAAAATGTTATTATCGGCTTCTAATGAACGTTCACAAATAATATATTTACAATTAGGATTTTTTTTAATAGCATTTTTAACATTAGCAGAACGAGTAGCATATGCCATTACTTGAAATGCAAACGCATATTTTTCAGTATTTTCATAAAATTTTTGTAAAATAGTAATATTATTATCATCTTTAATTGTATCCCAAATATTAACAGGTTCTCTCAAAAATATTACATCAGGATTATCCTTTAATTGTTTTTCCAAATTTTCAATAATGGTGGTTTTACCAGCACCAATATTGCCCTCGATAGAAAGAATTTGTGGACGATTCATTATATAATATGTAATGAAGATTTTATCTAAATATATAACGTATCCTTTTTAAAATTTTAAAATCAATTTTATAATAATATAAAAAAAATATAATAAATAATTTAATATGGATTGTCCATTAACACCATTAGATGGTAGATATTTAAATAAGACAAAAGAATTGAGAACGTATTTCAGTGAAAACGCATTTTTTAAATACAGATATCTGGTAGAAATAAAATATTTTATAGAATTAATAAGTGTATTACCAGAATTGAAAATTTTAAAAGGTAAGACTACTGAAATAAACAAATTATTAGAAGTATATGAGAATTTTAATGAACAAGATTATGAAATTATCAAGAAACATGAAGCAATTACAAACCATGACATCAAAGCATTGGAATATTTTATTCAAGATAAATTTAAAGAATTAAAATTAGACGAATACATTACGTTTATACATTTTGGTATTACTTCACAAGATATAAACACAACAGCAAATATATATTCACTAACTGAAGCTTTAAATAATATAATAATACCAGAAATACAAAATATAATTAATACATTAAATAATTTAAGTAATGATATGAAAAGTTCAATAATGTTATCGCATACACACGGACAGGCTGCAGTTCCAACAACTATGGGAAAAGAATTATATGTATACAAATATAGATTAGAAGAACAGTTAAAACTATTACAAAATAAAGATTTGTATACAAGTAAATTTGGTGGTGCCGTTGGAAACTTTAATGCTCATTGTTATGCATACCCAGATATAAACTGGAATGAATTTGCAGATAAATTTATAAATAGTTTTGGATTGCATCGAGAACGATATACAACACAAATAAGTAATTATGATAATTTATCTAATATATTCAACATATTGAAAACAATAAATAATATAGTTAATGATTTAAATATAGATAGTTGGTTATATATTTCAAAAGGATATTTAATCCAAAAAGTAAATCCTAATGAAACTGGTTCATCTACAATGCCTCATAAAGTAAACCCTATACATTTTGAGAATAGTGAGGGAAATATATGTATAGCAAATTCATTAATAGAAGGTATAACAAGAAAAATATCTATATCCAGACTACAAAGAGATTTAACAGATAGCACCATTTTAAGAAATATAGGTGTAGTATTAGGTTATTGTTTAGTTTCATATAAATCTACAATTTCTGGATTAAATAAAATAGCAATAAATAATGATTTTTTATCAGAAGAATTAGAAAATAATATAGTGGTATTAACAGAAGCAATGCAAACAATAATGAGAAAATACAAAATTAAAAATTCTTATGAGATAGTAAAAAATATATCAAGAATTAATACATCAAATATAGAACAAAAAATAGATTGTAAACAAAAATTAGATAATATATATAATACATTATCAGAAGAAGCACAATTTGAATTACAAAATTTAAATATGCTTAATTATATAGGTTATAGTGATAAATTCACTTAATAATTTATATTATAATAATTCATTAAGTTATTATAATAATCTTCCAGTAATATTGCGTATAGGTTTAAATTTTAGTAAATCTAATGTATAATTTGTAGTATTAAATTCGTCTTTTCCATATATATCTTGTAATAATAACCATTCAAACATTCCTCCTCCATATAAATAAACATGTGTAAATCCCAATTCAGATATCTGTCTATATTTTTTTTCAACTGATTCATCGTTGCAGTTTTTTCCATAAACAATTAAATATTTTGATTTTAAATCATAAGCATTTAATAAATCATTGAGAACCTGTTCCTCTTTTTCATAAGATAATGTGTTATATATTAAAAATTCTTGTTCATGTATAGGTAAAGTATTAATTATAATAAATTGTTCTGGATATTTTACTGCAAATTGAACATCTTCAAAAGACGCATAATTAATTTTTGATTTTTGAAATATTGAGAACATAACTACTTTATTGAATTAATATGATTATATATTGTTTTAATATCAATAAATTATTACTTACATAAAATTGATTTATATTGAAACTAATATATTAGTAATAACCTATTAAAACAATCATGGATTTATACCAAAGTAAGTTATCTCGCGCAGAATGGGAAACCATTGAAAAACCTGTATCAGATGCAGAAAAGAAAATTCTGCAATTAATTATAGATGGATATCATAATCCAGATATAAAAACAAATGATTCACAAACCTTTTTATCTTATACAAAAATAGAAAATTCTCCAGAAATTCATTATTTTATATTTAAAAAATATTTTGCAGATTTAATGCAAACTGCTTTAAATCGTTATGGAAAAGGCACTAAATTAGTAAATATTAATGAAATGTCATTTATGTCAGGTCAATCATTGAAAAGTTTGAAAAGTGGCGATTCCATTCGTATTAATAATTCTGAAAAATATATAAAAGACAATAAAAATGATATCTTCGAATATTTATTAATTGATTTATATACTGAACTTTTAAAAAATATATATAAAAAAAGACAAAAATATGCTTTTTATCTTTATACATTAATTCAAATTAAAAAAACATCTATTCAAAATATTAATAATTATGTCCTACAATATGTAGATGCAGTAATTGACTTTGCTAATAAATTTACAGTTCCAAGTGAAATTATAACTAATGCTTATAGTTTTATAGAACAAAATAAATATTTAATAAAATATAGCGATAATGAATTATATCCTCATCAAAAAAAATTATTTCGTATTTGTAATCCAGAAAAGTCTCAAAATTCAAAATTAATTCTTTATACAGCACCGACTGGCACTGGTAAAACTTTATCTCCAATTGGTTTATCTGAAAATAATAGAATAATCTTTGTTTGTGTAGCAAGACATATAGGATTAGCATTAGCAAAGGCAGCTATTTCTAAAGAAAAAAAGGTAGCTTTTGCGTTCGGATGTGAAACAGCAAGTGATATTCGTTTACATTATTTCTCTGCAGTGGATTATATTGTAAATAAACGTTCAGGCGGTATTGGTAAAGTAGATAATAGTGTAGGCACAAATGTAGAAATTATGATATGTGATGTTCAATCATATATTACAGCAATGCATTATATGTTGTCATTCAATGCAGAAAAAGATATTATTACCTATTGGGATGAACCTACTATTACTCTTGATTATAACACACATGACTTACACGATACCATTCATAATAATTGGAAAAACAATAAAATATCAAAAGTTATATTATCATGTGCAACTCTCCCTACAAAAGAAGAACTATTACCCGTATGTGAAGATTTTAAAAGAAAATTTGATAATGCAGAAATACATTATATAACCAGTCATGATTGTAAAAAATCTATTCCCATTTTAGATAAAGAAGCAAATTGTGTATTACCGCATTATTTATATAAAGATTATAATGATTTGCTACGGTGTGTAAATCATTGCCAAAATAACAAAACATTATTGCGGTATTTTGATTTACGTGAAATAGTTAGATTTATTGATTATGTTCACGATGAAGAAGTATATAATGATAATGTAAATATTGATGATTATTTTGAAAATATAGCAGACATCACAATGAATTCCTTAAAGGAATACTATTTAGAATTATTATGTAATTTGGAAGAAGATAAGTGGGAAGCTATATATAGGTATATATTGTCATCGAGAAAACAACGTTTTGACAGTGATACAATTCATCGCACAAGTAGTTTAAATGATTATAAAAAAGCAGCAGGTGGTGGAGAATTAAAAAGGGTAAATAGTGTATTTGATACAAATAATGTTAAAAGACTAAATACACCATCACAAAAGTCTTCAGGGGGTGTATTAGCAACCACCAAGGATGCATATACATTCACAGATGGTCCCACTATATATTTAACCGATGATATTGATAAAGTAGGACAATTTTATATTCAGCAATCAAAAATAGAACCTTCTGTTTTTCAAAATATATTATCAAAAATTGATACCAATGCAACAATAATTAAAAAGATAGAATCATTAGAAGCACAAATTAAAAATAAAGAAACTAAAATAGATAATGATAATAAAGAAGTATCTGCACGAGAAAGTGGTCGTTTATCAAAAGAATCTAATGCATGGACAGAAGAAATCCAAAAATTAACCAAAAGTATTCGTTTGGTATCATTAGATGCAATGTATATGCCAAATACTACACCTCATCAAAATATTTGGGCTCCAAATGGAGAAATAGTAAGTAATGCATTTGTAGCAGATGTAGGTGAGGAAAATGCAAAAGAAATTATGCATTTAAATGTTGAAAATAATTATAAAGTGTTAATGTTATTAGGTATTGGCACATTTAAATTACATAAAAATGCAAGATATATGGAAATTATGAAAAAGTTAGCAGATGAACAAAAGTTATTTATGATTATTGCATCAACTGATTACATCTATGGAACAAATTATCAATTCTGTCATGGCTTTATTGGTAAAGACTTGGCAAATACAACTGTTCAAAAGAAATTACAAGCTATGGGACGTATTGGAAGAAACAATATTCAACAAGATTATACTATTCGTTTCCGTGATAATGATATGATAAATGAATTGTTTTCAGTATCTGAAAACAATATTGAGGCAATAAATATGCAGAAATTATTTACCAGTGTAGAATAAATTTATTTGTAATTATAATTAATTTTATAATTTTTTAATTATAATTTTATTTAAAGAGCATTTTTATAATTAACTACATAAGGATTTTCTTTTAATTGACTTGTAATATCCATATCATTATTTCTTTCTGCTTGAATACTTGATGTTATTGGATTATGATTACCTGCAACACGTCCCATATTTGAAACATCAGGTGATGCATAAGGCATAGTTCCTACAATATCTCTTTCATTTCTCAAAGTATTATCACGAGTTTTTTCACGCATATTAATATCACTATTCATTAATGACATATTGCCTTTTGTTAATCTACCATCAATAGTGCTGGATTTAATATCATTATTTCGTTGATTACTAATCGCTTCATATGATTGTAATTCTCTATGTCCATCAGTTGCTCCACTACCACCAGTATAATAAAAGTTGCCTGTTTCATTACGAGTTGTATATGCAACTTGATGGTCAGCTACTTGATAAGCACCACCATTCTGTCCAGCATTTATATTCAAATGATTTTTAGAAACTTCGGTTGTTTCACGTATAGTATGATTTGGTCTATCTGCAGGGTTAAATATATATGAATTTGACACTTTTGAACCAGCATTTTGATAGGTTCTCAAATTACCAACTACATTTTCTTTTCTTGAAGGTCTTAATACATCAAGTAATGGTGCAATCGCTGCTCCAATACCACCACTAACCATACCAAAATAACTATCTTGTTTGTTTACAGTACGATTATTAGGATATGCTTTTTTAGACTTAATACCATAATCACCTGTAGTTGCACTATTTCTACCATTTGCATTTGCAACAGCTAATGGAACTGGACCTAATTGCTGATTATGGGAAGGCATATATTCACCAGGCATATAAGATTCAGTTTGTTCTCCACTTGCAACACCAGTGTATGATGTAGTAGTTTCTGGTCTGGTTACATATCTATCTATGGGTATAGAATGTAAAGAACCTTTAGTATTAGCACCAGTAGTAGTTAAATATCTATCTTGATTCATTTCAAAACTACGTTCTGGTCTATGTTTTTCCATAACACCCATTTGTTCAGGTGTTGCTACATATTTAATACTACTATTGGCAGGACCTTCATGACCAATTAAAGAGTTGCCTCCATTTTTAGGATTGGTAGCAACACGTAAATCATCTACAGTCTTGGGCATCCAAGTTTCACGGTCCATCATACCTGCATTAAAACCTTCTGAACCATTTTTGGTATAACCTAAACCTAAACCAGGACCAACTCGTTCTTCTTCAAATGGCTTTACATTTGCCATACGCATACTGGGATTTACTCGTGAACGAATAAAATCAGTAGAATTTGGAGCACCATGTGCCCATTGAACATTTTCTTCTGGTTTAAATAAAGGAGCTTGTTCTTTTTTTCTAATTTCTTGTGAACCACCGCCAGTATAATTATCCATTAATCCCTCATAACTATTAGCAACTGATTTTACAGTTCTCAAATTACTACCATAAAAAGGGACCATATTATTATGCTGAAAATAATCAGCTCCCACTTTCTCTCCAGTTAATGAATGAAATTGAGGACCTTCAACTCCATCTTTTGTATTTTCATTTTTCTTTTGATTGAAATATTTATCAGTATATACACCGTTGCTTTCAAATCTATTTACTTGTGATAAAGCAGAAGTTTGGTCTAATTCACTTGAAATAATGGGATACTCGTTGGGATAATTTCTATTTGGGTTATCCGTGTTAGGTAAATCATTATTTGCAAAATTTTCTCTATTTTCTTCATTATCTTTATTTTGATTTGATGCTACATATAATAATCCTAATGCAAGACCTGGTATAGCTAATTCCATTTTATTATAATATAATATATAATATTATAATAACATAATATAAATTCAATTATTAATGATAATTTGCTCCTGTGCATTCTCTCTCATTTCCAGCAATACACATTGATGGCCCTGTCAAATAATATTGTTGATTATTACCAACAACGGGTATTTGTGGCTTAAAATTATCTTTTTCTAAAATTCGGGTTTGAATATTATGACCGAAATTTCTCTCTAAATCATTTTGAGGATTAAAAAAAGGTGTTTCCCATCTTTGTTGTTCTAAATCTTTATACATCCATGCTGGATGACTTGCTCGACTTTCTTCAGTTATTGGGTTTTGTTCTCTATAACTTTTTTTACTTGATGATACACTTTGTAATTTATGATTGTTTTTTGATATTAAATCACGATTTAATGTTCTGGTTAATCCATATAAATCGCTTTCTAAATTTACAGTATTTGTATGCAAATTTGCACCCCATTTTTGTAATCGAACATGAGGGTCTTCATTAAAAGGTAAATCCATACCTTGTCCTGGAGTATTTAATGCATATCTACCAATATAAGTAGATTCTTCTAATTGTTTTTGAATACGATGTGGGTCATCATGAAATCGTGTGAATGCCATAATAAGTTATTATATATACCGAAAAAAACTTGGTCTTAAAATTATATAAATGCGTTTTTTTATTATATTTATAAATGAGTTATAATATTCCTAAAATATGTTTAAACATGATTGTTAAAAATGAATCTGCTATTATTACACGTTTATTAGATAGCGTAATTTCTTTAATAGACCATTATGTAATATGTGATACTGGTAGCACTGATAACACTACACAACTCATTGATGATTATTTTAAAGATAAAAATATAAATGGTAAAATTATTTATAACCCGTTCGAAAATTTTGGAAAAACGCGTAGTTATTCATTAGCCCAATGTTTACATGAACCCAATTCGGATTTTGTTTTATTATTGGACGCTGATATGATTTTTGAAATGAATATATCAAATATAGATAAATTTAAACAGTCGTTAACTTATGACGCATATTATATTCTACAAGGCGACCAACACATTCAATATAAAAATATAAGATTAATTAGAAATAAATTACAATTTTACTATTTGGGTGTTACTCATGAATATATTACAAGTTCTCATAATTATACAAAAAGTATTATTTCAAAAGAAAAAATGTATATAAAAGATATTGGTGATGGTGGTTGTAAAACAGATAAGTATGAACGTGATATTAAATTATTAACACAAGGGCTTATTACAGAACCGAATAACAACAGATATCGTTTTTATTTGGCAAATTCATACAAAGATAAGGGTGATTATGAAAATGCAATTATTCATTATAAAAAAAATTTGGAATTATTAGGTTGGGACCAAGAGATATGGTGTAGTTATTATAATATTGGTGTTTGTTATAAATATTTAAATAAATATGCGAATGCTATCGAATACTGGTTAGAAGGTTTTCAATATATGCCAAATAGAATAGAAACATTATTTGAAATTATAACTTACTACCGACAAATGAAAAAATATCGTTTAGCTTTTCATTTTTATAAAATTGCATTTGAATATAAAAACAAGATTAGAGAACCAGAAGAAGAATTGTTTTATTTGAAAGATATTTATGAATATAAATTAGATTACGAATTAATATTAATCGCTTATTATCTCAATATTGATAAAAATAGCATTAATGACTACTGTTTAAGTATATTAAATTTACCAAATGCAGAAGTATGTATAAAAGAGAACATTTTAACAAATTTTAAATTTTATTATTTTGATTTATCTTCTTTTAAAATAGGTAATATATTTGATATAGATTGCTTTAAATATATAGGTAATGATTTACAATCTAAACATGTATATGAATTTCATGCATCTACTCCCAGTTTATGTTTTCATAATGGCGAATTGATTGTTATTATTAGATATGTAAATTATTACATTGATGAAAATGGTCATTACCGTGCAAAAGATGAAAATGGTAATTATTGTGAATTGCAAAATATAATAACACGAAATGTTTGTGCAATATTTGATTATAAAGATAATAAAGTCATTTTCAAAAAAGAATTTGAAATAGAATACAATAATATATTTGATTCTTATTACAAAGGAACGGAAGATATTCGAATTATGAGTTATAATAATGAATTATATTTTACAGGTAATAAGATAACCAATCATAACGATTTCAATATATTTATTGAATACGGACGGATTAATTTACAAGAGGAAAAATTAGAATCTTGTTTATTAAATATTGAAAATAAGAACAAAATCGAGAAAAATTGGGTAATGTTCTCTAATGATGAAAATAAGTTTGCTATTTATAATTGGTTTCCTTTAACTGTATGTAAATTAAATGATGAACCTATACATTCAAATAATTTAGAAATCAATGATGTTGAAATTTTACATAAAATAGATACACCTCATTGTTTTAAATATGTCCGCGGGTCTACTAATGGTATAAAAATAGGGAATGAAATATGGTTTATATGTCATATGGTAGGTTATGAAAATAGTCGTTATTATTATCATTTATTTGTAGTATTAGATGCGAATACATTTGAAATTATTAAATATTCCAAAATTTTTAATTTTGGAAAACATAGAGTTGAATATACATTAGGATTTGAATATATTTTAGAACATAATAGTTTTTTTATTGGTTATAGTCGTATGGATAATAATCCTGGATTTTATTTTATAAATAAAGATACAATCGAAAACATGATTTATGATGAAACCACGATTAATTTATCCAAAAATGACTAAAATTGACCTAATATAAACGTTTATCTCTAACAGTATATTCAATCAAATCCACAATGGAGATTATTAATACATTTCAACGCCGAGGTCCTCGCGAATTAATACCATATGTTTATAAATTTGTAGATATAGATACCAAACTTATTATGTTAACCAGTAAATATTCTTTATTAAATACAAACGATATGCCTACGCCTTTTGCAAAATCGGACTGGTATTATTATGATGATAGCAATCGTAATTTCTATCGTTCATTTACTACAATACCGCAATTACATAATATATATAATAGTATTATTAATAAATTAGCAGTTTGGAATGATACAAATATGTCTTTCGTTCTACATAAAAATATTAAAGATACACTTAAATTCCGTGAAAGGAGTTGTAATGCAATAACTATAAAAACTAATAATGTTAGAAAATATACACGAACTTCCCTTTCTCCAGAAGAATCATACTTAATATGGGCATTAAATACTATTAGAACCGATTTTATATATATACCAGATACATGCATTAGTGGTTTAAAACCAAACTCTTGGATAATAGAAAAATATCAACGAATGTATAAAAGAATAGCCTTACTATTTCAACTATTAAATAGTTTTGATAATGAAGCACCTGAATTTAATTATTTAATTAAAAAGGTATTACTATCATGTATTTCTGCAACAATAATTTATAAAAACAATAAAAATGAAGCATTTTTGAATATATTGAAAAAGAAAAATCAAATAGCATTTAACAAAATAATAAAAGTTGAAGTTAAAAAACACCAAAGAAAAGTTTTAAAAAATAATAAACAACGTATAGCGAAAGAGCGTAAAATAGAGAGAGCACGTATACAAAAAGAGCGTCAATTAGAAAAAGCAGAAAAAATAAAACTGCAAACAGAAGTAAAACTCATGCGTCAAGAAGAGAAGGAGCAACGAAAACTGCTTAAGTTAAATAAAAAAAGAAATATATCCATAATAAGAAGTTAACCATTTATATGTAAAGTAATAATCAAGAGTCTTTTTTTTCTGGTATATCAATTATATTTGCATTTCTACATGCCTGACCAAATGTTCTTCTATGCCACCTGGTAATACCATGTTCAATAATACCTTCTCTATGTTGTTTTGTTCCATATCCTACATTTTTACGAAACCCATAATAATCATCTAATAAAGGATATTTATCACACATTTCTATCATATATGCATCACGTGATGTTTTCGCTAATATACTTGCTGCTGCTATACCCATATATTTCGCATCACCTTGTTCTACAGTGGCTGCACTTAATTCATTCATACAACTGGTTTCTTCATTAAATACCATATATGGTGTAAAATAATTACCATCAACTATTGCAGAGAAATCTTCTAATTTAGAATCAACATCAATATTAGTTTCTATATTTGATATTGTATTACGAATACAATTATGCATTCCTTGCATTACAGACTTTAATATATTGATATTATCAATAACATCAGCATCAATATACTCTACGCACCAAGTCAATGCATTTTCTTTAATATATTCTGCTACTTCATTTAGTTTTTTTTTAGAAGAAAACTTTTTACTGTCTTTAATATTGGTTCCATCGAATTTAGTGGAATCTTTAGGTAAAACTACACAAGCTATATACACACGTCCAAATAAACAACCTCTACCAGCTTCATCTATAGATATTTCATATTTATTTTCATCATCATAAAACCTTTCTAATAATACAGTAGGCTTCTTCATCTTCTTATATAAATAAGTATATTAAATACATATTTATCAATTTTATTTAATACTTTTAGATACATATATTTTCAACATATACTATATATCTATTTGAAATATGAATTTAAAAATAACACCTTTGATGATATTTATTATAATATTACTACTTTTAGTAGTTTTGACATTTTTGTGTAAATTACCATACTTTAGCAAAGAAGGTTTTGTTTCATTTTTACATGACCAAAATACAATGACTGAACAAACTATTCCTCAATATAGCGAGAATGATAAATTATATAAATTATATGATAATCTTTATTTTGACATCCAAAATGCAACTTTAGTTGAAGTAGGTTCTCCAAATAAAGATAATATTACTGTAAATGAAACAAATTTTGATTGGGAGAAGTATATGGCTGATTATTCTGGTGATCTAAATACAGATGTTGCTGATGCTGCTACTGCTTGGACTCATTATAATGAAATCGGTAATGCAGAAGGAAAAGTTGCTCATGCAAAATTACCTTTTGATACTGAAGGTAATACCATTAATTCAATCACTACATTACACAGAAATTCTGAAGATAGCTTTACATATGAGATTACCGCACCCGAACAACGTTTACCTACTCCTGCTACAAATTTAATGTCATCTTATAAAACAGTCGAATACATTACTGATTCTAATACTAATAGACCTACTGATGCATATCATGTATTGTATATGCCATGGGATAAAAAGACATATTTACATGTATTAAATACTACAAATGATAACAATAATAGTTTAACTAATAAATATTCTCATATTGCTTCTTATTTATTTAGTAATACTTCTACTGCTCAAAATATAGACCATAATAATCAAGAAATGTATATTACTGATTATATTCAAGATGTAGATGCTAATAATAATAAGAATGTATTAGAACAAAAATATAACAGTGAACGTGAAGTTTATCAAATTAGTAAAAATGTAAAGTATGATATGAAAGGAGGTAATATATTAGTATTTAATGATGATGAAAATACAATTGAAGTTCTTAAACGTGATAGCAACGTAAATAAAATAACTATTAGATTAAATGATAGTAGCAGTGATGAACGAACTTTTGGAAATAATGATACTTATACCAGTGTAGATTTTAATGTTCGCACATTAGAAGACCGTAAAGGTGGCAATACTGTATTATATATTACTGATGCTTATAATACCATAGTTGCTATTATTGGTAAAGATTATGATGGTAGCACTTCTCTTAAAAACTTAAAGAGATTTACTCCTAATGGTTTAGATACTGGTTCTGGAGTTGTTAATGAAACTGATTCTAACAATACTTCTACCGATGTAAGTGGTAATACATACGACCCAAATTCTGCAGCTGATACTACTACTAATACAAATACTAACACTAACACTAACACTAACACTAACACTAATAATAGTGTTAATAGTAATGATATTAATTTAGATAACTATATTTTAAAAACACAAGTAGTTCCACCAGTATGCCCTGCATGCCCATCGTGTCCATCTTGTAGCACTGCTTCTGGAACTTGCGGTGATTGTGGTGGAAATGGAGGTAGTGGAACAAAAGATAAAGATGGTAAATCAACTGTAAAGGGTGATGCAGTATCTGAAAAGAGTGCATTACAAGGAGCAGTTGGTGCAGTCGGAGATGTTGCATCTGGAACTGTTGGTGCAGTCGGAGATGTTGCATCTGGAACTGTTGGTGCAGTCGGAGATGTAGCTTCTGGTGCAGTTGGAGCAGTAGGTGATGTTGCTTCTGGAACAGTTGGAGCAGTAGGAGATGTTCTATCTGGAGCAGTTGGTGCAGTAGGAGATGTCGCAAATGATTTAATTAGTTCTGGAAAAAATGCAGTAGATACTGCAAATAATAATAATCAATTACAACAAAATGCAACTAACTCACGGGGAACTCATATATTACCTAACTCCACAACTGACCCATACTCATACTATGGACAAGTACCTTATAAAAAACCTACATCTTTTATAGCAAGAACAGCAGATTTCAGTTCATTTGGTAAATAATTCGTTTAAATATCCATATAAATATAACAATATTATATAAAATAATATTGTTATGGAAAAGATTGATATTAATACTATATTTGAAAGAAGTAGTATTGAACAACAAATAAAAACAGTTTTATCAGATTTTGATGAGAAATGTAATGATTTAAATTATAAAAAAGGCATTTATTTGTATGGTTCTCCAGGTAGTGGTAAAACATATTTTATTACAAATATATTGAAAAGTATGGGATATGATACTATAAAATATGATGCAGGTGATATTCGCAATAAGGCACTGATTGAAACAATTACATGTAATAATATTTCAAATAGAAATGTATTAGATATGATGACAAAGACAACCAAAAAAATAGCAATAGTAATGGACGAAATAGATGGTATGAATAGTGGAGATAAAGGTGGTATAAATGCATTAATTAAATTAATTCGTCAAAAGAAAACTAAAAAACAAAAAACAGAGAGTAAAACAATGAACCCTATTATTTGTATTGGTAATTATTACACTGATAAAAAAATGAGAGAGTTAATGAAAGTTTGTAATATATTTGAATTACCAAGTCCATCTTCTGAACATATAAAAGAAGTATTAAAAATAATAATAAAGGATAAATTTTCGTTTACGAATGAACAATATAATACAATTTTAAATTATATTCAAGGTGATATGCGTAAATTAAAATTTGCAACAGATATTTTATTAAAATCTAATGAAAAGGAATTAAACTATGAAATATTAAATATATTTCACATGAAAAGTTATAATGAAGATGCAAAATCAATTACAAATTGTTTATTAGAAAATAATTATAGTATTGATAAACATAATGTATTAATGAATGAAACAGATAGAACTATAGTAGCATTATTATGGCATGAAAATATAATAGATAAATTAAAAAATATTCCAATAAAGATAGCGTATCCATTATATTATAAAATATTACGTAATATTTGTTATGCCGATTATATTGATAGAATTACTTTTCAAAATCAAATCTGGCAATTTAACGAAATGAGTTCCTTAATAAAAACTTTTTATAATAATAAAATATTTCATGATATGACAAGTGAATATTCAAAACCTCGATTAGAAGAGATTCGATTTACAAAAGTTCTTACGAAATATTCGACAGAATATAATAATACACTATTTATACAAGATTTATCACAAATGTTATCTGCTGATAAACGAGACCTAATTGCATTTTTCCAAGAACTACGATTATGCATTGGAAAAGATTTTTGCAATGATAGTGAATTATTAAGTCAAATAGAAAATATGTTTGAAGATTATGATATTTGTAAATTAGATATAAAAAGATTTTATCGTTATTTAGATAAAAATACTAAAAAAGAAACACTTACTGAAGAATTAGAATAATTTTTCATTATAATAAGTGATTATAATGAAAATCTAATTATAAAATTCGATTTCATCATAACTTTTTTTTGGTTGTGCTTTTTTAACATTTCTTGAGGACTTAACTGGTTTTATATTTGATTTTTTTTTTGATACGATATCTAATGGTTTTAATTTAAACATATCTTCAAACATTTCATCAAATAATTCTTCACATGTATTTGGAACTTGTTTTACATTACCTTCATTATCTTTTCTATTTAATATTTTGTCATACATATAGTATTCAGATATAGTTTTATAACCGTTATTAAGATCGCAAAATAATATTTTTAAAGTGGGTTTTTTACTTATAAGTTCTTTTTTATTTTTATTTAAATAAGTACTAAAAATATTCCATTTACAATAATAATAAAAATGATTTGCTAACAACATTATACTTAAATATTTTATTATTTGTTTTGTACCATCTATATTTTTTTTCTTTAAAATAGCATTTTCATGACACCAATCACCGTCCAAATCTATTAATTTAACATCAAATGGGTCTAAATTTATAACACAATTAGCTGGTTTTAGGTCAAAACAAATTATTTTCATTTTAGAATGTAATGTATCAAATATATTGATTAGTTGACCCGCAATTATTATATCTATTTCACTTAAAACATTAGATTGTTTATCTTTAAAACCATCATGCATTTTATTATTATAATATTCCGATATACTCATATCAAAACCTTCGTTTACAATAATTTTATATATATTATGAGTAAGCACTTTTGGAACCATATTATGCATAATAGATGTATTTGATTTAACAGATACTAATTCTTCTTTCCTATATATGCCATAGTAATACAATGATGGTGAAATATTATAATAATCTGCATTATGCCATATATCAGATTCTTTATTAATTAAATTAGATTGTATAAATTTTTCAATTTCCGTTTGGTTATTATCAGATTCGTTTTTTCTATTATTTAATAAATTATCTGGTATAGAAAATATAGGTTCTAATGAGGTTCTAAATATTATTTTATCATTATTATCATCTTCTAACAAAATAACTTTATTACTTGCACCTACGTCTGTTTTTATGTTTTTATACTTATTATAGTTAGGGAAGTTAGTTTGAAAAAACATCATTACATCATTTTCATAAGGTATATCCTTAATATTCTTATACATATTATTTACATTAGAGGGTTCTGGTTTATTTTTAGACATGTTATATATTATAATAGTTTATTTTAATATATATTTATTGGTTTACAATTACTTCTTTATCAGGAATTAATTTTGATTTTTCTGTAATAGAATAAGATATTTGTTCAGTTGATATAGTTTCTATATTTTTCGCATTCACAGTTTTTAAAGAAGCAAGTTCGTCCTTCAACTTTTGATTTTCCTTTGATAATTCTTCTATTTTCATGGACATTTGAATTATTTGACTTTGCATATTCATCATATTGTTATGCATATCCTGTTTCTCCTTACCGAATTGTTGTATTCCTTGTTGTTGTTTTTGAATAAGTTCCACTACTTCCATATTATTTAGTTGTCTCGGTGGTTTACCTGGTTCGTTTAGCATGATAGGACCATTTAATTTTTGTTTTTCTTCTATTTCCTTTATCATTTTGGCTCTTTCTGCTTCTATTATTTCGATTTGTTTTAAAACATCAGGTTTCATTTTAGGTAATCCAGGTTCATAATTTTCCAATAAATTATCAATATCATGCATAAAAAATTGTTTTATTGGTTCTTCAAAATCTTTTTGAATAAATGTTTCAACGGTTTTTGGTGATTCTTTAAAATAATCAGGGTGTGCAGTATCAAACATTTTTCTTTTATCATATGTATTATGTTCATGTGAAAATACCAATATAGATTTAATAGGGTCTAACTGAACAAAAGGAATAGTATAATTTTTTAAAAATGCTTTTTCTTCAGCTAATGCAGCAGAATCTTCATATTGAGTGTCATCTAATAGTTTCTTTCTAAATGCAAATGTTCCTGCAGTTGCATGATTTGGTCCATATGGACCGCATTGTATCATCTTATGTATGTGCTTAAAATATATGTATATCTCACTGCTTCCAGCACATAATGCTTCTGGTTTACTCTGTAATCGTTCAACTGCATGAGATACTCTATCTGGTGGATAATAATCATCATCATCCATATAAACAATGATAGAACCACGACAATGTTTATGCATAAAATTTCTTTTTGCTCCTAACATCATTTTTTCTTCAATATCAAAATATCGAATTTGTGGAATACCAGATGCTTGAACTAAATCCTGAATCTTATCTGTTCCATCATCAACTATTATCCATTCCATTCTACTTTTTGGATAAGTTTGATTCCTAAAACACTGGAACATCATATTAATAAAGGGTCTTCTATTAAATGTAGGAGTACAAATAGAAACCATAGGCAAATTTTGGGTATTATTTGCCTTTTCTTTAGATTTTGATTTCTTCCCCATAATATATGTATTAGTACATGAATATATTTTATATCTTTAAACGAAAATATATTCTTTTTAATTATTTCTCATAAGAAGTAATTGTATTTTATCGTATAACGCATTATATAACCAAGTTGCAAAAACTACTATTAATAGTAAATTAAAGAACATGAAAGAATCTTTTAATGAAAATCCTGGAATTATACCACTTGTGCTTGAAAGTTCTGTCATCATCTTAATTAAGTAATAAAATGCTATACCTAATAATAATACAAGATAGATATTTGACTTTAATAATCCTATTAATTTAAATATTATTTGCATTATTTTCTTAAACATAGAATCTCCATCACAACCCTTTTCGAATTCAGTTGCAAATGCATTATCACTATGCACTATAATGTTTAATATAGTAGCTATTATACCATCGGGTGAATACCATGATATAGCAAAGAATGAATTAAATATTAAATATATAAATATGAAGAATGCAGCAACTGGGACACTAATAAGAATAATTGTTATAAACCTTACAAATAATAATATCAATCCTAATAGTGATAAAGCATCTGAATAATGTTCAATTGCATGTACTGCAAAATATACTACTACTATTCCTGTCATTAAGTTGATAAGTGTGCTACCAGTTGCGTCTCTTATTATTGCTACTAAAAAGTTCTTAAATAATGGAGCTAAATTTTTTATAAAATGAAAACTGGCTAAATATACAAAAATGTATAATATTTTGCCATTAAATAATAATGAACTATATTTGGGTATTTGAATTGTAAGTAAATTATCTAATATAGAAGGGAAAAATAACGCAAATTGAAAAAACCATAAAAAAAGTTTCATTAGACCATAATCTTCTCCGATTTCTTTTAATTTATTTATATCTAAATGTGCTACTTCAATATCAGTATTGTCTAATGCGTAAAACATAACATAGTACCAATTAAATGAAACTGGAACTGCTAAAATAGCAGAAAATAATGTAGATGTATATTCTCTAATTAATTTTTTATCTTCATCTGTAGCATTTCCATTTGAAAGAACATCTGCAATACCTTCTCCAAATTTCTTATTTGCATCAACAAACTTACCATAAGAATTTTCTATATTTTTAACCATTTCTTCTCTCCAATCTAAATCGACCTTGTCTGGGTCCTCAACTGTATCTTGACCTTCACATTCTCCTGGATTTTCTTCACAATAATCTCCACATTCACCGGTTTCTTCACATTGTTCTTTAACTTGCTCTGCGTGTGTTTTTACTGGGGTTGAACCCATATCAAATAAACTTGTTTCTTTTTCTTTATTTTCACTGTCTTCTTCTTCTTTTTCTTCTTCTTCTTTCATACTTTCATTACCTTCAATTATATTATTTGTAAATATACTACTCATCGTGTTAAATGATTCAATGTTATCTACATTACCTCTTTTTTTAATAACTTCATCTGTATTTACTATTTCATACTCTTCATTTTTTAAAATATTAAATGTTTCTATATTTTTAAAGTTGTTCTTCACTTTCCTTTTTTTAATATTTTTTAATTTATTTTCCATATTAGCTGTTTGAAAATTATGTTCGTTTTTATTACTAAAAGCTTTTTTTGCAGATTTATTATATTGATTATTCGATGTATCCATGTATAAAAATAAATATATTATATTATATTCTTATAATATATTTATCATATTAACATATCTTTATCTGGCATATAACATACCACAATTTCCACTAACTATAGATAAAACATTATATCGTTCTTCGTATAGAGTCAAGTTATAACTATACTCATACAGTCTCCAATTTGATTTTCGCATACCAATTATTTCGCCATTATCATCACAAATAACATCAAAATTTGAATTAACAGGGTCTATTGTAGGCACATATGTGTTTATTTCAAGTTCAATATTATTAAATTTACTCATATTAATAGCTCCAGATGGTTGATATTCAAAAGGACTTGTATTTAAACAAAAATTATAACAATAAATTCCTTCTTTTGCAAAACCTTTTGTGCGTGTATATTTTTCAATAAAATCATATACTCCTCTGACCATTAAATTTTCTCTATATTCACCATTTAATATTATACCCATAGTTTCCAATATTTCTTTTCTATTTTCAGTATGATAATCACCAGTAATAGTAATTCCTGTATTTTGCTTTGATATAGGATGCACTCCTAAACCATATTCTAATGTTCCTTCTGTTCCAGGAACAGGTTGTAATGGTGCTAACCTAACATTAGAAGGTAAATTATGATACGGCCAATTTGTATAATTACTCCATTCATTTCGTAAATTAACATCATTTCTTTGAAAAAACCACATCCAATTAGAAATCATACCACTTGATTCTATCTTAACTCTTTTTGAACCAGTTATATTTTCATACTTATGTTCAAACACATCTTTTACCAAATATACATGGTCTTGTGCTGCAAATTTTTGAGTTTCATCTTTTGATAAAAAACAATATGTAGACATTAAATGAATATCTGCATTCCAAGTATTTATCTTATTTTCATAATCTTCTGGTAATACATATCCACTTGGTGGTGTTTGTAAAAATCGATACATTTGAAATCTGTTTTCATTAAAATCAGGTTTAACATATGGATATGAATAACTATAATCAAAAACATCTCTTACTTGAAATAAATCTTGTATAGGACGCATGGTGACTGTAATTGATAATTGATTATATTGTAATGCAATTAAAGGAAATGCACAGCTATTTAATAATGTAAACCATGAATTAATAGGTATATATAGATTTCTACCACGAATAGATGGTTCAGAACCTGTAGAATTTGTTGTATATGATGCAGATGGATATGCATTTGAACGACCATGTGCATAGGCAGGGTCATTTAATTCGCCTATATTACCAGTCATTTCATTAAACAATTTCTTTTTTTCTTCACTAAAATCTCGTTCTACCATAGCAGCCAAATATTCACCTGTATATCTTTGCAATTTCATTCCACCACAATGAATTGTGATTTCTTTTATCATATGTGTTCCAATATCCTTTATCCATTTAAAATCATATGGTGCCCATCTTCCACTGGTTTCACTGCATGGTGAATATACTGGACTCCATATATCGGGTAATCCTACTACAATATAGGTATCCATTAATAAATCTGCATATCTTGGTATTTTAAATGTGAATACAGATTCTTCGGATGGACGTAATTCTCTTAAACCATCATAATCTATACGGAATTTTTGCATACCAAAATTTGTATATTTTACATATGCAGCTTTAAAAAAGGTCTTTAATGGATTTCCTGTTAAAAAAACGTTATTATCTCCTACAGAAATTATATTTAGTAATCCTCCTGCCATAATTCAATGTTATATTTATATAATATATTTTTATTATATTTGTTATATATAGAATATATAAATATGAATCGTATGGAAATTATTGTATATGTTATCATTTTTATGATATTATCTTACGTTTTTTATAAATTATACTGCAATATCCAGATAAATACTGTATCTATTAAAGAAAATATGGTTGGTGAAATGAATCCTGATGAATTTAATTCAATTGTTTCAAATAAAAACTTTTTAAATATTGGCGGAATCCAAAGTATTGATAGAAAATATAGTATTATGCCTTTAAAAGAATATTGTATTAAGGCATCTTTAAATTCTGCTACTACTGGTAAAACTGTCAATAAAGATATGATTAAATTTGTATTATCAAGAGGTTGTCGTCTTTTAGATTTTGAAGTATTTTATACAAAAGTTGGCAATAATTATTTACCAGTTGTTGCTGAATCTACTGACCCCGAATTTAAACAATTTTCTACAGATAATCATATTACTTTAGAGAGTGTATTTACTACAATAATTAGTAATTGTTTTTCTGGTAATTCTCCTAATAAAAAAGACCCTTTATTTATTCATTTACGAATTAAGACAAAAGATACTGAATGTTATAGTGCCATTTCAAAATTAATTGATTCTATATTGAAAATTAAACTATATCAAGGTGAAGTTAATAATAAAACTAAACTGGAACAGCTTATGGGTAAAATAGTTATTGTAATTGATAAAACTATTCACAGAGATTATAAAGATTATGCTAAATGTAAAGGAAGTGATGTAAAATGTTATGATTTATCGAACTATTTAAATGTTGAAAGTGGCAGTCAAACTATTAATTTATATTCTTTAATGCAAATTGAAAATCAAGCAAGTAGTCCACCACTAATTAAAGACGATGAAATATCTACTACTGCTATTTCCAGTAAATTAGTATTGCCTATCCAAAAATCAAAACAAAATCCTAATATGCAAAAGTTAGTAACTAATTTTGGCGCTCAAATGATAGCTTATCGATATAGCAATCCAGATAATAATTTAGTAGATTGTGAAACTTTCTTCAATGATAATAAAAGTGGTATAGTTCCTTTAGCTGCTGCTATTCCTTATTTTCAAAGAATTCATAAAGAAAGCACAAAAAAATAAATAACTAATATATAAGATAATTTTTATATATTAATGGTTAAACCAAAGTTTAATAATAAATTATGTAATGATAAAATGACATTTGAAGATTGTCAATTAGCTGTATTGCGACATGCGGTTGATGTTACTGAAGAAAAACAAGGTATTGCTAAAGTGAATAATGCTGATGTTAAAAAAATGTTAACTATAGTTGAAGATTTTATAAGAAAAAAGAAATTAATTTGTTATGGTGGAACTGCTATTAATAATATTCTACCAAAATTTGCACAATTTTATAAAAAAGATATACAATTACCCGATTATGATTTCTTTTCAGCAAATCCTATTGATGATTCTAAAGAATTAGCTGATATTTATCATAAAAATGGATATACTGACGTAGAAGCAAAATCTGGTTTACATTTCGGCACATTTAAAGTTTTTGTTAATTTTATTCCAATTGCCGATATTACTTTTTTACACCCCGAAATTTATAATAGTATTTCAAAAGATGTTATCAAAATAAATGGTTTACATTATGCTCCTCCTAATTTTTTACGTATGTCTATGTATTTAGAATTATCAAGACCCGACGGCGACGTTTCTCGTTGGGAAAAAATTTTAAAACGATTAAGTTTATTAAATAAGCATCACCCATTAAAAGTAGAAAATTGTGATAAAGTTAAAATGAATAAATCTAAAAATTTAAACGGTGAATTAAATAATGTTTTAAAAAATGCCCTTATTGATAATGGTGTTGTATTTTTTGGAGGTTATTCCACACAATTATATTCAAAGTATATGCCCGAAAATATTTCAGATTCTGTTAAGAATATTCCAAATTTTGATGTTTTATCTGAAGACCCCAGCCACTGTGCTGATATTATTACTGAAAAACTAAAAGATGAAGGTTTTAAGAAAATAAAAGTAATTCATCACGAAGAAATTGGTGAAATCATACCTGAACATTATGAAATTACTATTGATGGAAATAGCCATGTTTTTATTTATAAACCTATTGCTTGCCATAGTTATAATAAAATTCAGATAGATGGTAAAGAAATTCATATTGCTACTATTGAAACTATTCTTTCCTTCTATTTAGCATTCTTATATACAAACATTTCTTCTTATGATAAAAACCGTTTATTATGTTTATCAAAATACTTATTTGATGTTATTGAAAAAAATAAATTAACTGACCGTGGTATATTAAAAAGATTTACTATTACTTGTTATGGTAATCAAAAATCTTTAGAAGATATTCGTTCCGAAAAAGCAAACAAATTTAAGGAATTCAAAGACTTACAAGTTGATTTTAATTCAAAGGATTATCAAATGTGGTTTTTAAAATATGTTCCTGGTTCATCTGCTAACATCAAATCTCCTCTAAAAAAGAAAAATAATAAAACTAAAAAAAGAACTACTGCTTCTATTATAAAATCAAAAACCCGTCGTAATAATTTACATGATTATTTATTTTAATATTGTATATGGGAAATAATTCCAGCACTATTTGTGAATATGAGGAACGTATACGAATATTAGAAAAAAGAGTATTAGAATTAGAACAAAAAGTTTTTTTAAATTTAGATGTCAATAATGATGTTAATTATATTACTGGTAATCAACGTAGCTATCTTCATCAAGTGCATAAACCTCCTTTAACTTTAAAAAATCCTAATCATATTAATTCGGTATAAAATTGATTACATTATAGAATATTTAATATAATGTAATAATTCAATATATTATGGAAGGAATATTTATAGTTGTAGGGGTATTTGTAGCTCTTATAGGTCGTGCTATATTTAGTAAACCTACGCGCGTTCACCCATAATTAAATATGTATATATATAAAATGGAAAAAAGTTTATATTATTATTACGACCCAAATCACGGTGGTTGTTTAAGAATCGTTAATAAAACTGATAGGAATAATTATATTATAAAAGGGGCTTATGGTTCAGATGAAGGTAAAAAAGGCTCTTGGGTGGCAACTGCTGAAAAAAAACCAGTATTTGAACATAAAGGAGAAAAATATAATTTAATCGTTGATTTTTCTATGAAAAAAATTAAAAATCATGGACCTATTTATTATGCGTATATAGCTAATCGTAAAATAAAATGGCAAGATGGAAATGTATGGCTTCAAATGTATGCATAAAAAAATTGATATTAATAATACTGTTTTTTTATTATTAATAAAAAATGCCGAATTTAACAAGGGACCAAAAATTTAGAATTGAATTTGATAAATATATAAATACTTGGAAAAATAATAATATTGATATACCATATTCTATTAGAAATATTACTCCAAATAAAATTAACCATAGACATGCATATACACTTACTATCTATCAATTGCATGATTTAGAATTAAATCCTATTGATAATAGTAATATACCTACAGTAAGCGACTTTATTAGAAATATGGATAATTATTTTAGTCCATATTACGATACTGATTCATATATATATATTACTACTACTCCTTCTGAAGAGCCAATATCTGTTCTAAATTTTAAAGTTGTTTATTATAAAGATAGATATCCTTATCCTAATGAAATTCATAATCGTAATATATGTATTGAAAACTACGAAAAACGTATACAATCTTATATGGAAGAAGTTGAAGAATTAGAAACTATAGTAGATTATGAACGCGCAGTTAAAACCAGATATAAAAATAGAATTAATATGATTTCTGTAAATATTCAAAAAAATTTTAAAATAATATATGAAAAAAATAATATATTAGAAGATTGTCCTGTATGTTTAGACCCAATTGCAACTGATAATATTATTATCCCTGTTTGTTTTCATAATATATGCAGTGCATGTTATGCAAAATGTAAAAAATGCCCTATTTGTAGAGATAAATATGTTAAGACTCCTTCTCATCCAATAACATAATACCCATTGCTGCATAATTATGTAAATCAATCAATGTATCACGAATACCTTCATCATTAACTAAATTTACTCCATTTTTTGTTATTGACATTGAACGTTGAATTTTATCTTCTATACGCATTAATACACCGATTGTTCCATACTTCGCAAACGCATCACCATAATCTTCATTCTTTTTTTTAAATAATTCTAATCCTTCTTTTTGAACAGTAATCATTTGGTCAGTTCGACTCATTTTATATTTCTTATTATATAAAAACTTTTATATTCTTTATATAATTATGGTATTTATACCCCTGTAAATGATATACCTTTATTTTTATTTGATACACTTGGTGATATTATTGTACAATTATTTGCACTATTTATATTATAAGTATCATCTATATTCATACATATTGAAAAAGTTGTATTATTTATAATTGTAGTAGAATCTGTTAAATTATCTGTGTTAATACTTGCATTATAAGTTAAACCAAAATTAAATGATTGTCCTGGAACTGTTTGCAGTCCTATATTTGACACTGTTATATATCCAATATATATTTCTGCTATATAAGAAAATGCTGTTGAACCAGTTGTATTTAATACTATTTCCATTTCAGTTGAGTCTAATACTGTTGAAGAATTATTTACAGCAATCTCTGAACTACTATAAAATATTTTTGTTTTTATATTATTCAATATTATTGAAATTTTATTTCCATTCGCAATTATTGGTATATTTGTTCCTTGTAATTTAAATGTAATTGGTGCTATATAAGTATATACATAACTATTTTTCTTAATAGCTTTTTGTATTATTAATGAAGCATAATTTGTAATATTATTTAAACCAGAAGGAATATTTATATTTGGTAATACAATATTTGTCCATTCTTCTATGTTTTCACTTGCTACTATAGCATTTGTAGATGTATTACTGGCATACATATATAATGGCACGTTCTTATCTTCAAATAAATCTATACTTGGACCTGGAACTCCTGCTGCAGATGATGGCACTACTATATTATCATTTGAACAAAATATTGTATTTCCTCTATAATTACCTCGTGAAATTAGAGCTTCTCTTTCTTTTTTAGATAATCTATTCTTATTATATTTTAATATTTCTACTTTACGCCTCATATTTAATTGTTCACTTGTAAAATCTGGATAAGGAGACGATGCTAAATTATCATATCTAACTGGTGGTGTTGAATATGTTAACCACATTCTTCGCTGTGAAATAAATTTATTACAATCTTCCATTATATATTTAATGAGTTTATAAATATCAAATATATAATATTTTATTGACTTAATATAATTTATTTGAATACCACATATTTGATAAATAATTATATGTTGTAGATGTTGGTATTTCAAATTTATATTTTCGTAAATCTGGTCCTGCTGCTACAATATTATTTATATCAAAAATAGTAAGAGCTTCACTATAATATCTTAAATTAGATATTTTTCCATTAAATCCACCATTTTGACATACATGAACATCATAATAATTTTGCATTGGCATTTCACGGAATTGTAGGCGTCCTGATACTACACCATTTATATATGCTTCCATTACTGTATTTTTCATACGCATGATTACATTTACCCATTTTTTTAATGGAACATCTTTGATTTCTAATGAATTTTCATGATTGTTCTCTCTTCCTGTTTTAGAATCCATTATCATAAATAAACTTGCAGTATTTACATCAGTTGTAGCTGCGTCTGGAGTCATTTGCTTTAAATATAAACCTGGACCATTAGAAACTGTTGATATACCCTCTATATCATACGTCTTATTTCCTTTATTAAATATATTTCTATACATTTTATATTCTGGTCCTGAATCTAATTCATTTATATAAATCCAGGTTGACCATGTAAATTCCATACCTGTGCTTTCATTATTTGAACGAGATACCAAAACAGATTCATTATTTGTAGGATCTTGTGCAATGGTGGTTGATTCATCTCCGTCCAGCATACCTTTTACTAAATAAGGACTGTCTGATTGTCCAAAAAAATAGTTTAATAGTAATACTCCTAAACTCAATAAAAACATAAACACGATTACTATTAATATTATAAAGGCGAATTTGGCAAATAACGTATTTGTTGTTAAAAACTCATTTGTTATCTCTGTTCCAGTATCTACTGATGCTGTCGCTTGTTCTGAAAACCCTTGTATAGATTCATTTATATTTGACGTCATTTTTTGAAATGAATTTGATATATTATCTCCAACATTTCTCATTCCTTCTGGTAGTTCTATATTTGTTGATGTTGTTGTTGGTTGTTGATAATTCATATTTATATTTATATTTATATATTATAAATATAAAACGATTTAACTAAAAACTTATATTAATGTTAATTTTCTATGTTCCATATTATCTTTTTTAATTAATATGTCTAAACCATATTTGGATAACCATGAACCTACTGCTCCTTGTCCATTTCCATCCATATATGTTGACCATACTTCCTCTGGATTTACTGGATTTGACCAATGTTTTACACGTGCTACGTATGCGTCCCATGCAGAACCTCCCAATTGCAAGTTTACTCCACTATTTCCTCCTGCTGGTGGTTGTTTTGGAACTACTATTCCATCACTGCTTTCTATGTAGGCTCTTCCTGATTTTATTAATTTTCCATCTAAATAACAATCTACATATTGATTATCTACATTTACTAATACATGAACCCATTTTTGCAATGGAAAATTGTCTGTAAATTCTATTGTTTTTACTTCATCATTATTCATTGTAATATCACACAATAAAACGGGTGAATTCTCATCTAATCTTAATGCTAAATTATTGCTTCTCGCCAGAATTGGCTTTATGCCACCCATATTCCATGAATTTACATATATCCATACACCATAAGCATAACGAGAACTTGTTGGATTATTCTTTATTGGGATTCCATTTATTGAATCATTTAAATTTGCAGTTGCTGCTAATTCTACTGATGCTTCCATAAAAAATTGGATTAATACATATATTAATATTATTACTATTACTCCTAAAATTATAACAACTAAATTCATTTATATATTAAATACTTATAAATTATTTATTGGAGGATTTTTATTCATTAATGTGTTATAAATATTTACCACATTTCGAGATGATATTGTCTTTGGATAATATCTAATATTACTTATTGCTCCACTTAAACCATTTTCACTACCAATTGTTACTACATCACCTAAATTATATGTTGGCACATTTTCTTTAAAATAAAATGTTCTTTCTAATTTTCCGTTTATGTATAAATCAACGTGCTTTGAACTATAATTAAATACTATATGATTCCATTTTTGACTTGGCATTTTTAATTCGTAATAATTAGTATTACTATTTGTATTGCTATTTGTTGTATTATTTGAGAAGTAAAATCTATATGTATCCATCTTTGTTGGCTCATTCTCATCATTAAAATATGTTAACTTAGGCTTTCCATTTCCGTAATCAAATATTAAACTTTCTTTATTATATGCACTTGAACTTATCGAATAGTTATTTAAATATGTCCACATTGACATTGCATAATTTGTTCTTACTGTTGATTCTCCTATATCTGCTACTTTTACGTTTGACGTATCTAATCTAACATGCTCTGATATTGGTAATATATTTTCTTCATGCAAATACTTATAATCCTCTAATATACTGATTCCATCTTTTATTGATAATTTTACGGAAAGATTGGGTAAATACAAGTATAAAGTAATTAATATTAATTCTATAAAAAACAATAATAATACTTTATTTGGTGTTGCACTCGCATCTTTTCTCAAATAATCTATTAAATCTAATAACATACATGGAATATAAAAGATGAATTGAACTATAAATCCTACTATTCCTCGTAGTGATTTCAAATAATTTACAAATACACTGAAAAACATTGCTAATCCTACTATTACTATTAAAATCAATAAACCATACATTATTGTATTAAATAAACTATACTCGCTTAATAACAAACTACCATAACTTATACCTATTACTAATAATGATATGTAATAATTTTTTGTCCAACTTGCTACATTTCCTGTTGTAAATGATACCACTATATACAAAAACACGAGGACCGCTGATAATATTGATAATACCATTCGAATCGTTTCTTTCGTTTTATTTCTATGTGGGTCATTTTCTCTTTCTGGTTTTTCTTTCATATCGTTAACTGCCAATAATGAAATCATTATGAATAATATTACATTTGCATATGTTGCTTTATTATTTCCATTTAATATATCTTCCATACTTATTATAATGTCTTATTATATTTTATCTAAAAATCATAAAATATAATTCTCTTTTTATAAATTTTCCATTGCTGTTTTTTTTCCATGACATTCTCGGCATAATGCTACTAAATTATCTACATGATTACTTCCACCATGTTCTAATCTTGTTTTATGGTCTACTTCAAACCATGCCGATAACTGATTTTTGCAATCACCACAATTCCAGTCTTGTCTTGCTGCTACGAATTTCTTTTTTGTTTCACTTACTGAACGCTTCGTTGCTTTTTTTCCTGAATTTACAATTCGATTTTCTGCATTTTGTTGTGTCATTGATACTATTGGGTAATTATAATTACCTCCGTCTAAACTATTATGTTGATTATTTGTGAATTGTTGTTTTGAAGTAAAATCTAAAATTGGTGATATTATATTTGATGTATTTCTATCTATTGGTAAATATTTTATATAATCATTCGATGCTGAAACTATTTGTTGAGCACGTAATGGATTATTTTTTAATAATATATACAACATTAGTGCTCCAAACGCAACTCCCACCATTTGATAATATTTTTTCCAAGTCATCATTAATCTTACATATCGCCCATCTGTGTATATGTTTGCCATTATAAACCCCGCTATTAATATAATAACTAATTCAAATCTCATAGTTATTATATTATTAGATATAATCCTAAATTTTTTATGCTTATTTATTTTCTAATTTATTGATTCTTATTTCACGTTCCTGAATTGATTTTATTAAATAGGGGATTAAATCACTCATTGCTACTCCTTTATATGAAGCTCCATTTGGATAAGTCGTTTCATTTACCAATTCTGGCAACACTTCTTCTATTTCTTGTGCTATAAATCCTATATGTTTTTTATCGTCTTCTTGTGTTTTCCATTTATATGTGCATGGTTTCAACTGCATTAGTTTTTCTGTGGGATCATCCAATGATTCTATTTCTGTCTTTAATCGTTCATCTGATGTTGATGTCATGGAATTTCCGTCCG